CATGGACGACATGGAAGGTGGAGAGTTCGCACGTAACAAACTAAAGCGACTAGGTTACAAGATGAAGGACATCCGTAACCAAACCCGCCCTGCAGCAAGCAGCGCAGAAAAAGACTAAACGTATGGCTCAAGCCGCTACGAAGCGCACCTATCAGTTATCTACAGCCGAACGTGCGCGAAGAGCAGCCCAGAAACGGTTGCGTGACGCAAAGAAGAAAGCACAACAAGCCACAAAAAAGGCTGAGACGAAAAGAAAGAAAGCCCGTGATCTTGAAAGCACTATTGGACGAGTTGAGAAAGCTATCAAGGGAACAGACACAGCAGTCATCGACATGGGAGATATCTCCGTTCTACCCTCGTCCGTTTCCGATCTTGTGGGGGATTCCGAAGTTGTATTCCAAGCTAATCCCGGACCTCAAGAGGAGTTTCTTTCGGCGGGTGAAAGAGACGTTCTTTACGGTGGAGCGGCTGGTGGCGGTAAATCGTTTGCTTTACTTGCTGATCCCTTACGGTATTGCCATAACCCCAATCATAGGGGTCTTCTTCTCAGGCGTACCCTCGACGAACTAACAGAACTAATTGACAAGTCACGCCAGCTTTATACAAAGGCGTTTCCCGGAGCAAAGTTCCGCGAATCAAAATCAACGTGGCACTTCCCATCAGGAGCCACAATCTGGTTTACCTACCTAGACAGAGACAAAGACGTTACCCGATTTCAGGGACAGGCATTTAACTGGATAGGCATCGATGAAATTACCCAGTACCCCACACCGTATGTGTGGGACTATTTGCGTTCTAGGCTTCGCTCCACTGATCCTGAACTTCAAGAAAACCTGTACATGCGATGCACAGCCAACCCCGGAGGCGTAGGTGGCTGGTGGGTCAAAAAGATGTACATAGAAGGTACTCCCGAAAACAAAGCATTCCCTGCTTTTGACATAGACACACGTAAAACGTTTGTTTGGCCTAGCGGTCACGAAAAGGCAGGTCAACCGCTCTTCTTCCGAAAGTTTGTTCCAGCGCGGTTGACAGATAATCCCCACCTCATGGCTGACGGTCAATACGAGGCTATGTTGCGTTCGCTCCCAGATGTCGAACGGAAGAGACTTCTCGAAGGGGATTGGGATGTGGCAGAGGGAGCGGCCTTTCCTGAGTTCTCACGGACCAAGCACGTGGTTGAGCCGTTCGATTTACCGACCAACTGGCCCCGTATACGAGCAGCAGACTACGGATACTCTGCACCATCCTGTGTTCTCTGGGGTGCAATCGACTGGGACAATAATATTTGGGTATACAGAGAACTATACGCAAAACACTTGACAGCAGAGCAATTAGCTGATAGAATACTAGAAGCGGAACAAATTGACCCGTTACCTCATTACACCGTACTTGATTCTTCCTGCTGGAATAAGACAGGCTTTGGCCCGTCTATTGCGGAAGTTATGATGCGACAGGGAGTACGTTGGACTCCTTCTGATCGTAATCGTATTCAGGGCAAGATGGAGATACATCGTCGTTTGGCAGATGATCCATACACAAAGGAACCACGAGTTCGTTTCTTTTCGACTTGTCAGAACATCGTGAAACAAGTGGCTGGTATACCTCTTTCCAAAACAAACAGCGAAGACGTAGATACCAAAGCTGAAGATCACGCATACGACGCTTTACGATACATGATGATGACACGAATGAGCGGGTACGCTTCAATACACAAACAACTAGGCGCAATCAAGAACCACGTCCACAGGGTTCAAGACGAAGTATTTGGGTACTAACACATGGCTGGAACCGAAGCTTATCAGTTACGAGGCGACTTTGATCCCCGCACCATGACTCTGGAAGAGTACATTTCTTTGTACGAAAAGGAGTCTACGGAAGTTGGCGGCAGGTCAAATCAAACTTGGGGAAATAAGTTTAGAAAAAATCCTGTATACAAAAAGTATTTGAATGAGCCTGTCATTGCTCTCTTTGACGGTAAGTTAAAGATTGATGGCAAAAACTTACAGGCTGCTGCAGAAGAAGCAGAGGGGACTCTTCCACAGGGGGGTAGTCCCAATACTCTACAGAGTAAATTACGTGTTTTAGAAGAGGGCGTTTTTGCTAAAATAAAAGACATAGATGCGTCTGAGGGAACTAACTTACAAAGTGGTGTAAGAAAATTAAGTGAGCAAGTTAAAAAATTAGCTACTCGTGGTGCTGCAAAAACAGCAACAGTTCAATACAACATTAACAAGATGGGTGACCTTGTTGAAAATCTTGTTGCACATGTTGATAAGTTCCCAGACGACAAGCCTATTGCAAATGCGATTTTGCTTCTTGCGGAAATGGGATCACGTCCCAGCCTACCATCTGAACTAACAAGCGCACACTATGTGAAAGCCACAGCTACGCCAGAAGCTTTGCTGTTAGGTTCTAGTGGTACAGACGGTCTTTTGATTCAAGCTGGCACAAAAGGAACTAAGCGTCAAGCAAAAGGACAAACTCCTAATATCCAACCCTATAACGCTCCCCTATCTCAAAGAGCAATAACAATATTACAAGACCAAAGTGAGTACAACAGGGTTACGTTTGGGGATAACAGGCTTGCAAACTTTTTTCAACTAAAGGGAGAAGATGGCAAACCTCGTACACTAGACCTTGACAAAGATATAAACAAGCTTTTAGAAAAGGTAAGCCCAAAGGGAATACTTCAAGACATAACACAGGATGGTGTAAAGCCCTCTAACAAACCTCTTAAATCTTCAGACTTTAGAAAAATATATCACACAACTGGTGAAGCTGCTGGTATAGATAGAAAAAAAATAGCTGCGTTGGTTTCTCGTGATACAGCCGTAAACACAGGAAGCACTGGCGTTTACATTGGACAGGCAGGAGAGTACAACCCTGCAGCCGTAGCGGATCAAAACCAGATTAGTAAAAGAATTTGGGGACAGTTCGCTTTAAAAACTAAAGCAGCAAAAGATATTTTTAAAGAATCTAACCAGATGTTGGCTTCTTCCACGCTTGTTTTTGGTGATAACACACCAGACCGTGTAAAAACAAACGTTTTTGAAGTATTTGGAACAGGTAAACCCGGTAATTTAAAAATTCAAACTGGGGGGTTTAGTGCGCCAGTAGATGAACCTGCAGAAACAAACACATCAAGCAAGTTACAATCTGACGATAAAGCCATGTCTCAGGGTAAGGGTGATCTATCTTCTAGCTTGACCCCGGACGAAACAAAACAACTAGAGGGGCTAGGGATTAAAAAGTTTTTGAGTCTTTTACCTCTTGCTGGGGCAGCGTATGTAGCCCCAGATTCTTACAGGAAAGCTAAAAAACGTGTTGAAGATATTACTGGACCCGGAATTTTGCCTGAAATAGCAGGGGGTGCCGCCTTTGCAAGTGAGTTCACTGAAATTGGTGCATACAGTGACATGGTAGATAGAGAAGGGGCATTACCTAGAATTTTAGCGGCTGAACAGAGCCGCATAGATGAGTTACGACAACGTGGAAGAGATCGTGTCGCTACAAAGATGATGGAACAAGAAGCCATGCAGGATTCGGCTATGAAATTAAAGCCTGAAGCAGGACGTGATTTTATTCCTGCACCCGAAGTTGAAGAAGACAACTTTTTAACAATGCAACCATAACATAGGGGAGAGAAACCTATGCCAGATTATAATAAAGGTGCCGCTTACATAATGAACTCCGACAAGGAGTCTGTTGATGATCAAGCAGGTGTAAATCAACTATATCGTGAAGGTCTTGAGTTCCCAACTCGTGTAAAGACAGGGCCAATCACAGAAGATATGCCAAAGAAACAAACCAAGCCTACAGTAGAAGCCTCATTCAATAAGATGGCAGAAGATCGTAACTACTTCAGCTAGGGGTAAATAGATGGCTGACAATTTCCTAGAACCGGATGATGATACATCAATCCCCATAAACTCTCCGCGTGACCAAATGCCGGGGTTGGCGGGACACATCCATTCTAAATTTGAAGACTCTGAAAACGGACGGTTCTCGTATGAGCAGCGTTGGATTCAGGCGTACAAAAACTTTAGGGGAATCTACGATTCAACTACACAATACCGTGACTCCGAAAAGTCAAAGGTATTTATCAAGATTACCAAAACTAAAGTGCTTGCAGCATACGGACAAATTGTTGACATCTTATTTGCAAACAAGAAGTTTCCTTTAGTTGTTGAGTCTACTCCAATGCCGGAAGGTATTGAGGAGTTTGCTCACATGAAGACCCCAGTAGATGATCTTCAACCAGAACAAGTTGACCCCTACGGGTTTGAAGGTGATGGTCGGGAGATACCACCGGGGGGTCTTTCTGCATCTGAACCTGCACACAGTCTGGGTTCATACGGCAAAGACTTTGGTGACGCTATTCTTCCGGGACGAGCCAAAACAGGTGAACCCCAGTTTGAGCCAGCTAAAGAAATGGCTCGTAAGATGGAGAAGTGTATCCACGACCAGCTTCTTGATACGGGCGCAGTAAACGTAATGCGTAAAGCTATCTTTGAGGCTGCTCTTTTGGGTACGGGCATAATCAAGGGACCGTTTAACTTTTACAAGCGTGTCCACAATTGGAGAAACGACGAACAGGAAGGTCGGATATACGATCCTTACGAAAAGACTGTTCCTCGCATCGAACACGTTTCTATCTGGGACTTTCATCCCGATCCTGCCGCGACTAACCTTGAGGATTGTGAGTACGTAATACAACGTCACCGCATGAACCGTCAACAACTTCGCAGTTTGATTATGCGTCCTCACTTTTACGCAGATGCAATCGAAGAGTGTTTGGGTAAGGGACCAAACTACGAGGACAAGTATTACGAAGATACTATCCGCGAAGACGAAACAGAAGCCTACTACCAAGAGAACCGTTTTGAAGTTCTTGAGTATTGGGGCGTTATCGATGCTAAGTTTGCCAAAGAAGTTGGCATGGAAGGAACTGAAGAACTATCAGAGTTCGACCAGATGCAAGTCAACGTTTGGGTGTGTGGTACAAGTATTCTTCGCTGTGTCGTAAATCCGTTTACTCCGGCACGTATCCCGTTTCAGGCATTTCCATTTGAGATCAACCCCTACCAAATCTGGGGCGTTGGTGTAGCAGAGAACATGGAAGATGCTCAGATGTTGATGAACGGTCACGTCCGTATGGCAATCGACAACTTAGCTCTAGCTGGCAACCTTGTCTTTGATGTAGATGAAGCCAGCTTGGTTCCCGGACAAAACATGGACATCTTTCCCGGAAAGATATTCCGTCGTCAGTCAGGTGTAACCGGAACAGCTATCAACGGACTCAAGTTCCCCAACACTGCTGGTGAAAACATCCAAATGTACCAGATCAGTAGACAGCTTGCAGACGAAGAGACGGGTATACCGTCCATTATGCACGGTCAGACGGGCGTAACAGGCACCGGACGTACTGCAGCCGGACTGTCAATGTTGATGGGGTCTGCAGGGCTTTCTATGAAGACTGTGATCAAGAATATTGACGACCATCTGTTAAAACCACTTGGTGAGGCATACTTTCAATGGAATATGCAATTCAACGACCGTGTGGAAGATGTAACAGGTGATCTAGAGATTAAACCACGCGGTGTAGCAGCCGTGATGCAAAAGGAAGTACGCACTCAGCGTCTTACCTCTTTGTTACAAACCGTAGCCAACCCCATGCTGGCTCCATTCATCAAAATACCTAACCTGATGCGTGAACTAGCTATCTCACAGGACATTGATCCTGACAGTTTAGTTAATGATGCTAATGAAGCGCAAGTGTACGCTCAGATGTTACAAGGAATGATGCAAAATGCTCAACAAGCAGCAAGCCCAGAAGCTGGCCCCACTGGTAAACCACAAGGAATGGGAGAGGTTGGAGGAGTACCTAGCGGAACTCAAGGACTGGACGATTCGGGCAGTGGTAACGGCACAATCGGAGTCGGAACTGCGCCAACTGCAGGGGAAGCTGGCTTTACTGGAAACACTCCTGCAATTGAAAACTAATTATGTCGAGGTTATAAAAAATGGCAACTAACCCAACCATAACATTACCAACAATTAATATGGGAGCGAATCCACTACTTCCCGCTGGAACGGGAACCACCACTCCTCGCACTCCATTTTTTAATCCGACACCGATATCTCGTAGTCAGTATATGTCAAGCCCAGTTGATTTTTACTCTCAAACATTGGACACCACTGGCGTTGGGGTCACATCAACTCCCGGATTAGATGAAGATGAAGATAAGGATAAGGATAAATCCACAGAAGAATCAGAGGGTCAAGACGACAATCCCCCTTCTGTACTAGAAACTTCTTTTGGCGGGGGGTTAAAAAATTTAAATGAAGTAGTAAATTTTGGTGTGAACGACATCAATTTTGGCGTGAATAGCAACAACACGTACAGTTTTTCAAATGTACCCGAAATGACTATGGACAAAGCTACTGGAAGGGTGGCTGGGGATTTAAATAACAATTGGTCAAGTGAATTTGTTGATTACACTGAAAACTTATTTGAAGGAGCAAAGGCCGGATTCCAAGCAACAAAAAGTCAGGTAATGGGCATTGGTGAGGATGGTAAAGCAAGAAAAGACCGTTCAATTACGGACAAAATAACTGACTTATTAGGAACTCCATCTGGTGTGCGACCATTCGGCACCACACCTTCTACAGTCAGTCCCGGTGGTGCGATTGGTATGGCGGCTGGGAT